TTAATTCAAATCAATCATATACAGTTGGTGCTGGTGGAAATGCTGGCTCTGCAGGTGGTTCTACGATATTTAGTACCCTAACTGCTACTGGTGGAAATGGCGGAAGCGGAAACACTTCAAATACCAATGGATTTTTTAATGGTGGAAGTGGCGGTAGTGGTGCTTCTGGAGGTGGTGGAGGAGCAGGTGGCGCAGGCACATACGCTAGTGGAAGTTCTGCAGCAAATAACGGAGCAACTGGCGGTGCAGGTGGTACACAAGGAAATAGCGGAGCGACTGGCGGTTCCCCTAACTCTACCACTGGCTACGGTGGGCCTGGTTCTGGCGCTGCAGGAGGTTCTGGAAATGCTACAGCAGGTGTTTTGTTCTCTACTCCAGGTGGAGGTGGTGGCGGAGGTTCTGGTTCGTACACTGGCACACCAGGAAATGGTGGAGTGGGTGGAACTGGAACATCTCTTGCTGGTGCGGGAGGAAATGGCGGAAATGGTGGAGTTGTAACTGCTAACGGACCAACCGTAAACGGAAATGCTGGAAATGCTGGAACAGCACCTGGAGGTGGAGGTGGAGGTTCTGGAGGCTCTGCGTATAGCCAAGCAAATGCCCAGAGCGGAAGTACCATTAACGGAACTACTGGTGCGGCTGGTGGCGCTGGAGTCATCTATATTTATTACTAAAATGTGGGCATTACTAGATATTGACAATAAAACTGTAATTGGAGGATTTACTCCTGATATGCCTTATGAACAGGTGTTAAAAGAGGCAAGAGGAAGAACGGTTATTAAAATGACTTTAGAAAATAGCCCTGCATATGTAAATGGGTTTTATGAAAATGGAAAGTTTTATCCACCTGTTGAAGGAAGAAAGGAATAGCATGAGTACCTTTGCGGTAGTAAAAGACAATGTAGTAACAGACCTTATTGTTGCTGATACATTAGAGATTGCCGAAGAGGTTTCACGGTCTTCTTGTGTAGAAGTAACTGAGGAACAACCTCTTGGAATTGGCTGGATTCACGATACTGTTACCAATACTTGGGTAGGAAAATCACCTTTTCCTTCATGGACACTTGTAGAAGGTACATGGCAAGCACCTGTAACAGCCCCAACAGATGATAAACCATATACGTGGAATGAATCAACAAAATCTTGGGTAGAAGTATCACGTCCTTAATTTTTTGCGCCTAATAAGGAGTTAATCAATGACTAATTACAAGTACCTACGTGGTGCTTCTATTAGTGACCCTTCACGGGTAATCTTTGATATTCCTGATAAACCTACTATTGGTACTGCTACAGATGTAGGAACTTCAAGGGCCTATAATAATGGCGCTGCTACAGTAACAATTACTGGTAATGCAGTAACAGGCGGCCCAACAACGGGTTACACAGTAACATCTAGCCCTGGCTCATTTACTGGTTCTGGTACCTCTCCAGTAACAGTAACTGGTCTTCAATCTGGTACCTCTTATACCTTTACAGCACAAGCAACAAACTCTTCGGGCAATTCTGCTGCTACTACAGCAACGGGTGCTATTACTGCTACTACAGTTCCACAGGCTCCTACTATTGGTACCGCTACAGTAACTAACTCAACAACTGTTTCTTTGCCATTTACAGCGGGTGCTACTGGTGGAAAATCTATTACATCCTACACAGTAACTAGCAGCCCCTCAATCTCTTTATCTACATCTGGCACTTCAAGCCCATTAACTGTTACAGGCACATTTGCCTCTAACGTTTCTTACACTTTTTATGTAAGCGCAGTAAATGCAAATGGCACTAGCGCAGCATCTGGTGCATCTAACTCAGTAATGCCTAATCTTCCTGTATTAATGACAACTACATTTAACTCAAATGGAACATTCTCTGTTCCTAATAACACAAATTCTGTTGAAGTTTTGGTTATTGGTGGCGGTGGCGGTGGAGGAGGTACTGGTAATTCACCTTACGGCGGAGGATTGGCGCCTTATCAAAGAGGTTCTGGTGGCGGTGCTGGTGGTGGAAAATATGCTGCTTCAGTAACAGTAACACCTGGTGCTAATTATGCAATTGTTGTTGGTAATGGTGGAAACCCTGCTGGTTGTGCAACGTATAACTATACTGTAGCAAATACTAATGGTGGCGCTTCTACTGCTTTTGGTTTAACTGGAAATGGTGGAGGAAAAGGTGGTTCAGCAAATTGGAGAAACGATATTAGAGGAAGAATTGGACCTTGCTCTGGTGGTTCTGGTGGGGGAGGAATTGCTGATTATTACAACAGTTCTGGTTACTGTGGCGCTTCAGCAGATGGAACAGCGACTTATGGAAATGGCGGTGGGTATGATGGCAGCCCAGGCGCTGGTGGTGGTGGTGGCGGTGGGGCTAATGCTGGTGGTCAATATAGCGGTGGTAATGGCGTAACTTATTACGGCACTACTTACATGGGTGGCGGTGCTGGAGGATTTACAAATGGCTATCCTACTAATGCTGGTAATGGCGGAGGAGGAGCAGCAGCCTCTGCTGGTACAAACGGTTTAGGTGGCGGTGGCGGTGGCGCTGATGCGAGTAAACCATCGGGAAGAGGCACTGGTGGTGGCGGTGGAAGTGGCGCAGTTATAGTGAGGTACTACGTATGAGTACTCCTACAACTCCTCAACCATTTCCCTCTTGGAAGTGGGTAGTCAATGAAATTGGCATTGGATACTGGGACTCTCCAAATCCTGTTCCTCTGCATGACCAAGTTACTTATGTATGGGATGAACCAACTCTTTCTTGGAAGGTCGTAGAATGAGCGTAAGACACTCTAGTGAAGAAGATGTAGATGGCATTTATGTCGCTGTTAACGATGTACCAAATGCACCTACGGCTTCTGCCACAGATGTAGGGACATCAAGAGCATTTAATAACGGCGCTGCTACGGTTTCATTTACAGCAGCAATAATTGGTGGTGTTGCTACCTCATATACTGCTACATCTACTCCTGGGTCATTTACATCTACTGCAACAACTTCGCCCCTAACAATTACGGGCCTTCAAAGTAATACCGCTTATACTTTTTCAGTAACAGGAACAAACTCAACAGGAACCTCTCCTGCAGCAGTAACCACTGGAATTACAGCAACAACAGTTCCTGCTACTCCTGGAACCCCTACTGCTACAGTAACAAATTCTACAACAGTATCTTTAGCCTTTACTGCTGGTGCTACTGGCGGTAAAAACATTACCTCTTACACAGTAACATCAAGTCCATCAATCTCTTTAACTACTACTGGAACATCAAGTCCAATATCTGTATCGGGCGTTTTTGCTTCCTCTACTGCTTACACTTTTTATTTAACTGCCGTTAATGCTAATGGCTCATCAATTACAAGTTCTGCGTCTAACTCAGTAACTCCATTACAACCAGTTCTTTACACACAAACCTTTAACTCAAATGGAACATTTACTGCGCCTGCTAACACTAATGCTGTAGAAGTACTTGTTATTGGTGGTGGTGGCGGAGGAGGTACAGGCCTCAGTAAAGGTGGTGGTGGCGGTGCTGGTGGGGGAAAATATTCTGCATCAGTAGCAGTAACACCTAGTTCAAATTATGCAATTACTGTAGGTAATGGCGGTAATGCTATTGCTTGTGGACACGGAAACACTGGTGGCGCTTCTACTGCTTTTGGTTTAACTGGTAATGGCGGTGGATATGGTGGTAGTAGAAACTCTGGTCCTGGTGGAAGCGGTGGTTCTGGCGGTGGCGGTGGCGGCATAGGTAATAGCAGTCCTGGAGGAAATGCTGACGGGAATGCTACATACGGTAATCCAGGAGGATGTGGTTCTGGAAGTAGTAACTATGTTGGAATGGGTGGAGGTGGTGGTGCTAATGCTGCGGGAAATCGCAATCAAGGGGGAAACTTTGTACCTGGTAATGGCGTAACTTATTATGGAACTACTTATATGGGTGGTGGCGGTGGGGGTTATAGTTCTGCTGGTTGTGCATATATTGGGGGAAACGGTGGTGGCGGTCCAGCAGGTACACAAGGAACTGATGGACTTGGCGGTGGCGGAGGCGCTAGTGCTAGAGGAGGAAGTGGAGCAGTTATCGTGAGGTACTACGCATGATAGTCTATCCAACACCTCAACCTTATCCTTCATGGACATGGAAGATTAATGAGGCAGGCCGTGGATACTGGGATGCACCAGTTGCTCTGCCGTTAGATGACCAGAAAATATATTATTGGGATGAAGAAAACTTAGCATGGAAGGTTAAAGAATGAATACATATGCACACATTAAATCTGGCAAGGTAGTAAATACAAGTGTGGGTAAAGATGTTACTCCAGAGTGGATTGCTGTTGTTAAAGCAGAGCATGGATTAGACGATATTATTTTGGCTACTACTCCTGTAGGTGTTGGCTATGACTACGACGGCACAGATTTTATTCCACCTAAGCCATTTGCATCTTGGACATGGAACTCAACGTCTAAAGAGTGGGAAGCACCAGTTGCTATGCCTACCGACAAGCAAGTCTATGCGTGGAATGAAGATACTCGTTCTTGGGATGTAGTTACTCCTCCTACTAAGTAGTGTGGTAGCCTAGCACCCTAACAAAGGGAGTGCTAAATGGAGATTATTTTTACTGATATCCACAATCCAAATGGTGTATTAGAAAAGCCAAAACCAGCAACTGAGTATATTCCTCAATGGTATAAAGATGCCAAGGCTTATACAAGTCCTAGTGGCAAAAAAGAACCAACTTTAGATGGCTCACCTATGGCTACTATTAAACGCTGTATGCCTTTATGGGACATGATGACTGCTGGTTATATTATGGAGACCCCATACGATATCTATATTCGCCAGACTCCTGAAGGCCCATACTTTCAATGGGGCGCTAATGAAGCAATTGCGTTTCAATCTATGGAACAATTTCAAAACCACCCATATTCACGGGATATTAATTACGCCGTAAGAATTGTTATACCTTGGTCAATTAAAACACCAAAGGGCTGGTCCATTATGGTGATGGAGCCACAACACCATGAACCTGCGCCTATCAGTTGCGCCAGTGGAATTGTTGATAGTGATGATTTTTCAATCCCATTTAATATGTTTCTTAAACTTCGTGACCCTAACTTTGAGGGCATGATTCCTGCTGGTACTCCTTTCTTGCAGATTATTCCTTTTAAGCGTGAGGCTTGGGTATCATCTGTTGGCGGAGAAAAAGAACGAAAGAAGCACGAAGCAGACGTTCGTAAATTTAATCGTGTATTTTTTGACCGCTATAAAAAGTTTTGGTGGAATAAGAAAGAATATAAGTGAAAATAACTTTTACAGATATTATGGGCGTACCTGAACAGTATGCACCTAAACCAGCAACTGCTTCAGTTCCTGACTGGTATAAAAACTTAGAATCATATCTATCTGGTCAAAAAAAACCTGATGGTAATGGAGGCACACCAGCAAGTATTAAACGCTGCATGCCTGTATTTGATGCTATTACTGGCGGTTACATTCTTTATACCTATGTAGATGTGTATGTTTCTCAAAAAGACATTACATATATGGATGGCAAGCATAAAGACGAGACAGGTGAAGACCGACAATTTACTAATGAAGAACGTGAAGAAAAAGGTCTTAAGAAAACTGCGCCATTTTATGAATGGCCTTCCTATGGACCAGTTCAGTTTCACCCAGTAAGCCAAGCGCCTACTCATCCACAACGTGGTGACTTAGGAGATTCTATGTCTTACCCTAAATGGATTAACCCGTGGTCTATTCAAACGCCAAAAGGATATTCAGTTCTTTTTACTCAGCCAATGCACCGTGAGTCAGTCTTTACTATTATGGATGGAATTGTAGACACCGACTCTTACAATGCCCCAGTTAATTTTCCTTTTGTATTAAACGATTGGAATTACGAGGGAATGATTCCTGCTGGAACACCTATGGCCCAAATAATCCCATTTAAACGTGAGTCCTGGCAGATGGAGATAGGTAAACAAGAAGACTATCTAAAGCAGCAAAAGACGACAATGCATCTTCGCACTTCGTTCTTTGACTCTTATAAGAATAAATTTAGAGCGCCCAAGGAATACAAGTAGTGGCATCAAGCAAAGATACACTGGCTATTGGTTGGTGTGATAGCGGGCTTACAGATGGCAAGTTTACCCAGGGCCTCGTGTACACAATCCTTGAGGCTAAGAAGATTGGCATAAACATAACCCAGTCTGCTCGTGTCCACGGCAATCAGATTGGTCGTCAACGTCAAGTGCTCCTTGATGCATGGGCTGATAAGTCAGATGTTGACTGGCTGCTATGGGTTGACTCTGACATTGTCTTGACAGTTGACATACTCAAAAAGTTATGGGAGACAGCCAACAAGGTCATCAAGCCAGTTGTTTCTGGTATCTACTTTATCTCTAAACAGGATGAAGGCACACTGACTGCCCCACTTCCTCAAATCTTTAACGATGTGGATGAGTTCACAATCCGCCACATCCACCCTCTACCAGAGAACGAAGTGGTACAGATTGACTGTGCTGGTATGGGTCTTGTTCTTATGCATCGTTCTATTGTTCCTAAATTACGTGAGGCATTTCCTGGTGAGTCTATGTTTGCTGAGAAAGAAGCCCCAGGGGATAAGTACGTTAGTGAGGACGTTGTTTTCTTCCGCAAGTTAAAGGCTGCTGGTATTCCTGTCTATGCTCATACTGGGGCAATTGCTCAACATATGAAACGCTTTAATTTGGACGAAAAATACTACGGCCTATGGTGGAACGCCCAAAGTAATTAACCTTTATTCTCAGCAATGATAAGGGACAATACCCTTATGCGTGGAAACCAACTTCAAGGGCGTTTTAAAATAGAGTACGAAACCAAGTCTATGGATGAGGGAATCGTAGAAGACTTACGTACCCCTGTTGGTACCAATGTCTCTTGGTGGATTTGGGATGCAGAGTTCTACTCTACCAATCCCACCGAAGTCATTGATGACATCTACGATGTCTCAAACCAAGGCTACGGTCTTGGTCGCCGTTGGAAATCACCTTTTGAACTTCCTGTCATTATGGCTCGCCAGACTCGTGGCTCATCTTCTCCTAACGAGCGTGGTTACTACGTTACAGATACTTTGACACTTACCGTGGCTGTAGCAGACCTCAATCGTCTTTTGCCAGCCATGATGACCAACCCTGAGATTCATATCAAAGACCGCGTTGTCTTCCAGAATACAGTCTTCTATCCTGGTCGTGTTTTGCCTATGGGACGTTATGCAGACCGCTATTCTGTAGTCTCTATGGATTGCTACATGGTTAATGCCGAGGAATTGGTAAACGATGTACAATTTCAGCAATACGCTAACTAAGGAGATAGCATGACCTTCGAAGAGGAGATTAGTCCAGACCTTTTTGATGAAGACTTTGAACCAGATGATTCTGAGTTAGAAGACATCGATTACGATGACCATGCTCTTGATGATTTAGAAGATATTGAAGTGGATGAATAAATGCCATTTTTATCTGAAGCCCAAAGAAAATTTATGTGGATAAGACACCCAAAGATTGCTGCTCGTTGGGAGAAGATTACTCCTAAAGGTAAGTTACCTGAGAAAGTCACTACAGAGAAAAAGGAAAAATAAAATGGCAAAAACAATTAAGATTAAAGGTGAAGGCCACACAATTAAGAAGAACAAAAAGGGCGATGTTATTGTTGACCACGCTGGCAATAAGGGCAAGTACGACAAAATAAACTTAACCAAAAAGGCTGGCGCTAAAACTATCAAAGCAGGCGTTAAAGCCACAAAAGATTGGCATAAGAAAAATGGTTAGTAAACCAATATGGGAAAAAAAGAACCCAAAGAAGAAGTCCACTCCTCTGTCTTCTGGACAGAAGGCGTCGGCTAAGGCTCGCGCTGAAAAAGCGGGTCGTCCATACCCAAACGCTGTCGATAATATATGGGCAGCAAAACAATCGAAAGGAAAATAAGATGTGTGCAACCTGTGGCTGTGGCCTCAAAGATAAGTCTGCTGCTGGATATGGTAAAGGTAAGAAGTCTGCAAAGAAGACTGTTGCTAAGCCAATGTCTGCTATGAAGAAGATGGGTAAGAAAAAGTAGTGGACAAAAAGTCAGATAAGAAGCAAGATGCCAAAGTTATGAAGGGCATGTCTCCTAAGCAAAAGGCAGCCTTTGAAAAGGCCGATAAGAAGATGGATTCTAAGAAGCCATCTGCTAAAGCCGATGCAAAAATGGACAAGGCTCTAGCCAAAAAGATTAAAGACAAGAAAAAGAAGTAAGGATTAAGCGCCCCAAGTGGGCGCTTTTTCTTTATCATTGCCATATCGGGATATCGTGCGATACCTGTGCAGACCCACTGCTTGCGATGAAAAGGGGACTTTAATGGCGCATGTACCTTGGTATGTGAAAATTGCCGAACTGGATACCGAACACGAACGCGAAGATTTTATGCGCGGTGTTTTTGGATTCCGTCCTAAAGAAAAAACCGCTCTCGTCACAGCAGTTATCGCAGGTTATATTGCGGGTAAAGTTGCGACGAAGGCGAAGCGTAAGTGAAGCAACTCCACAATATTCATAAAGCCCTAAACAAGGCTACACAAGAAACTACTCACTACATGACTGCCCAAGTGCAGTCTGAAGCCCGTGCTTCTGGCTGGCCTGATGAGGTTGTAGATAGTCTCCATGTTACGCACGACAGCGGTGAATTTAATTACAGAGTTGCTGAAGAGCATCACGCCACAGCACTCAACTATGAATATGGCACTCCTGGCCGTCAACCAACCGCTGCTATTCGACGTACCTCTAATCAAAAAAATGGTGCCGAAGAATTTTTGCTAGGTCGTCTATCTACACATATCGGTGACCTATGACATTTCTATTATCTGAAGATAAGGCTATTCGCGACCTACTACTTGGCATGACTGTTACAGACCAAAAATCAGATGCCTCTGGAACTGCCACTCGTAACGTTGGTGTTTGGTTTGGACAACCTGACCAAGAAATGACAGAGCAAAAATACCCTTACATTACAATCGATATGATTGATATCAATGAAGACTTTGCTCGTGCGCATCGCGGATTAACAAAACCTTCTTATCTTCCAGACCCAGCAACTATGCCTGGTAGTGATTCTGTTTATGACCCAGCAACAAATAGTTGGGAAATTCATTGGCCAATTCCTGTCAACATTGATTACCAAATTACTACGTACTCACGTCAACCACGTCATGATAGAGAAATTTTAGCAACAATGCTTTACTCCAAACTTCCTTTAAGATTTGGCGTATTACAACCTGACGACAACACTGTTCGTCGACTTAATCTTCTGGATGTTTCTAAAAGAGATATCACAGAGGCAGGAAAGCGTTTATTCGTAAACGCCTTTACCGTTCGCGTCTCAAGTGAGATTGCTGCGGCAACATACACCGAACTATACAAAGCACTACAAGTTGATGTCACAGGCACAACTGACAACCCAGTAATTGGTCGTGGAACGTTCACGCCAATCTCGTTCACGATACATTCATAATACGGCCCCCACCTACAAACTAAGGAGAAATAATGTCATATGCACGCCCTGGCGTTTACATTAGTGAGCGCTTATTGCCTCCTGCAATTCCACAAGGAATTACAGCGAACGCTGCTGGTGCTGTTGTCGCCCCATTTGAAAGCGGCCCAGAATCAGTAACTCTTGTCCAATCATGGTATGAATTTACAAAATACTTTGGTGGATACAATGCCTCTTACCCAGCCACTTTTGAAATTGGCCAATTCTTCCAAAATGGAGGACGCGAACTTTATGTAAAGCGTCTTCTACACGCTGATGCAGCAAAAGCACACGTTGGCCTAGTTACATCTACTGCAGCCGTAGTTGCAACTGCAACTGCCCGCAATGCTGGTTCAGATGGAAACAACCTTCGTGTTACAGTTGAAACTGGAACTGTTGCAAATACCTACACACTTTCTGTTTACAAAGAAGGCGTAGCAGGAACTTCAAGCGATGTTACTAACGATGTTTTGCTTGAGCGCTATGAGAACGTTGTATTTGCAGACTCAACATCAACAAGTTATGCAATTTCAGTTGTTAACTCATTGTCATCAACTATTACATTGACAATTGGTGCATCTCCATCAGGAACAATTGTTTCAACTGTCTATCCACTAAGCAGTGGTAGCAATGGAACTGCTGTTACTTGCGCCGATTACATCAACTATAAAGGTGACGATATCAGCCCATTTGATGACTTGACTGCAACCAACCGTGCTCTTGTCTTGTTCTTGCCAGGTGTTTGGTCACTAGCAACAGGTCTTGACACCGATGGAACCACAGTTATCGCACAAACAGATGTATTCCAAGCAGCAATTTTTTGGGCATCTGCAAATGGTGGCTTTGTTATCTGTCACACAGCAGCAGGTCAAACTGTTGCTCAGGCTCAGTCATTTGGAGCAAGCCTTGATGGTTACAGCAATGCTGCTGTTTACTATCCACTTCTTTATATTACAGACCCAGTTGGACGTAGCAGCAGTGCTCTTCGTTTGATTGGTCCTTCTGGTTCAGTTGCTGGTTTGTATCTTTCAACAGATGCAGCATTTGGTCCTTTCAAGGCACCTGCTGGTATTACAACTTCTATTAATGGAATTGTTTCTCTTGAAAAAACACTAACATCATCTGACCTAGATACTCTCAATACTGGTGCAGCCCCTGTTAACCCAATCCGCCAAATTCCTGGTGCTGGGTTTGCGGTAATGGGCGCTCGTACTCTCCTTCAAGATGGTACAGCAAACAAGTATGTCAACATGCGTCGCTCACTCATCTACATTGAGCGTGAACTCAAGAACCTTACAGAGTTTGCTCTCTTTGAAAATAATGATGAAAAACTATGGGCACGCCTCAATACAACCATTGGTTCATTCCTCAATGACTACCGTAACCAAGGCGGTCTTCGTGGAGCAACAGCAGCACAGGCATATTTTGTCCGTTGCGATGCAACCAATAACACCGCTACAACAATTGCTAACGGTGAAGTCCACATTCAAGTCGGTGTAGCACTGCAATACCCTGCAGAGTTCATCGTCATTGACCTTACTCAAACAACCTTGAGTTAATCCGAAGGAGATAAATAATGCCAACAATAATTAATAATCGGTCAAGTTTAGTTACTGACCCATTACGTAACTTTAGATTCCTTGTTACGTTCAAACCTCTAACTGGTGGAAGTGCAGCGCTTAATGCTCTTCAAACAACCACCTTTGGCTTCACTTCAGTGTCTGGGTTGTCTGTAACAACAGCCTCGATTCCTTACCGTGAAGGTGGATACAACACAACCGTGCACCAGATTCCTGGACAAACAACTTTTGCTCCTTTGACTTTGCAACGTGGTGTTGTTCTTGGAACTAGCCAAAACTACGACTGGATGCGTAATTTGTTCGCAACAGTTCAAGGTGGAGGAACAACTCGCAAAGCAACAGAAAACTTCCGTTGTGATGTAGAAATTCAAGTTCTATCACACCCAATCCCATCAGGTGCAGTTGCTCCTGGAGACACAAACAACCCAGCAAACACAGCCTCAGCATCAGACCATGTTGCTATGCGCTTTAATGTGTATAACTGCTGGCCTACTTCTGTGGCATACTCTGACCTCAACGCTGGCGATGACGCTTTGTTTGTTGAGCAAATGGCGCTTGTTCACGAAGGTTTTGATGTCACATGGGCAGCAGACCTAAATAACTCAGCACCAGCATTTACAGCATAATCTAACAAAGGAATAAAATGACGAACACAATCAGTGCAGCGGCTAATCCCGCATTGGCAAACGACTTGTTAACTAAAGCAGTACAACCAGAGGAACAACCTTTCGTTGCTCCTGATATTTTGGCCCCTTCGGATACTACGGTGTTCCTTCCTGGCGGTTATGTTACAGCCGCTGGGGAGGTCATCCGTACAGCCGAAGTTCGTGAATTAAATGGAAAAGACGAAGAGGCTATCTCTAAAACCAATAATTTTGGTAAAGCAGTATTGACAATTTTGCAAAGAGGAACCGTAAAAATTGGTGACGAAACTGCAACAGACCAATTGCTTGACCAATTATTGGCAGGAGATAGAGATGCATTACTACTTGGAATCCTAAAAGTAACCTTTGGTAATACTCCAGAAGTTGCATCCTACTGTGAAGGTTGCAGCGATTTTAAAACTATCTCAATCAATATGAACGAAGATATCAAGTCTAAAGTACTTGCGGACCCAATTGGAGACAGAGTTTTTATTGTTAATGGAAAAGCAGGAGAAATTACTGTTCAACTTCCAAATGGTGTTGCTCAAAAAGAAATGATTTTAAACTCAGATAAAACATCTGCAGAGTTAAATACTATTCTTTTAGAAAATACTGTTACAAAAATAAATAATGTTCCTGTCTATAACAAGTCTCAAGTACAACTACTTGGTATTACAGACCGTCGTAAAATTACTGATGAACTAAACAAGCGTGTTCCTGGCCCTCAATTTGAAGATACAACCGTTGAGTGCCCTGATTGCGGAAGTGAGGTACAGGTTCCTATTAATTTAGGCGCCTTGTTTCAATTTTAATATCACAGGATATTTAGAGTTGTTTGCGGAATGGGCAGCCATCTCTAGTATGTATGAAGGTTGGACCCTGACTGAGATTCAAGAAATGTCAAAAAGGGAAAGACAAAACTGGATTAACTTAGCAAAGGCACGTTACGGAAGGACTGGCAATGGCTAATAAAATAGTTGACCAAGTACTCTCCTTGACGGCTGCCGTAAAAGACCTTAAAAAAGAAATTGACTCTATTGGCCCATCGTTACAAAAGATGGGCGGAGTCGCCAGCAAAGCATTGGGGGATGCTCAAAAAGTTGCTAATCCTGCTGGTGGTACAAATAATATTGGTCGTGGTCCTGGCCAAGGTATGGGCATTGATAACGCTACATTTGGAATGCCATCCCCTCGTTCTTTGACTGGAATGCGTCTTGGACTTGCAACATTTAGTGGTGCTGCTGGTGTTGCTGGTGGAGTAATGGCAATGGCCCCAAGTCTTGGGGATGTTGTATCTAATGCTGCTGGATATTACGGCGCTTCTATTTATGGAAACATAAACCGTAGCGCATTAGAAAGTATGACTCGTCAAAGCATGGGCATGGGTATGACAAGTGCCATGGGAGGCTCTCAAGCCGCTGCAGTATTAGTTAATGGAATGTATTACACCCCTGGAACTGCTGCGTTTAAACAGTCTCTTGCTGAAGTTGGTGGCGCTGCACTGACAATGAACATGTCAAATGCTGTTGCTGCTTCTGCTATTGGTGGATTGTATTCAGGTCAAATGGGCGCTTCTATGGCTGGAATGGGTATTCAAAATCTTGATGCTAATGGTAATCCACTAAGCCAAGTACAAATTGCTCGTCAATTATACAACCGTTTTATGCCAAACAATAACGGCGTATCTATACTTAACAACCAAAAAATAACACAATCAAGTATTAATCAAAATTTTCAACAAGTACTAGCATCACAATTTCAACAAATGGGTTATTCACCAGACCAAATTGCTATGTTCCAATACCAGTTTGGACAATTTGCCCAAGGTAAAAACGGAGATTTATCTAAAGCAACAGCAAATCCAAATAATCCAGTAAATGCTCAAATGCAAATTAATGCATCTAATGCAAAATTAATGCAAACGTATGAACAACCAATGCTTGATGGATTTCAAAAGGCTGCAGATTTAATTACTAGTACGGTTAATCCCGCTCTTGCATCATTTGCCTCAACTCTTGGAACAGCCAAAGGATTCTTGCAAGGTACTGGAAATGTTGGTGCTGGTGCAGGTATGGCTGCAGCAAGCGTCTTTAATGCTGGAGCCAATATTGCGGAAACATTAGCCATATCTAAGTTGTTAGGAC